TATCTTGAGATAAGAATTGTTTGAATACACTCATTCATTAAAAGTCTAATTTAACTCTTACCAACATTTCTTTTGTAAAGTTTTTCTTTAAAGGTTTAGATAGTTTTGCAACAGCTAATAATTCATTATTATCATTATATAAACCAACAGTTGTAATATATGTTTCAGGATTATTTATAAAACTATCGTATAATACTGATCCATTACTTCCTGAGATGTATGATGGGTTTTCTGAGTAGTTGAATTCTGCGTTTCTTGCTCTTACATATATAAAATCAGATGTAATTGTTTCTTGTGAATTTAATGTAAAATTAGCTCCACCAGAAATAGCACTAAATAATGTTCTATTATTATATCCTAAGTCATTAAAACTACGACTTGTATTTAAAATAATACCGCCATTAGCTGCAGTTGCTCCTAATGCTAAAGGATTTAACATTAAAATTCCAATATCAGGTAAAAACCAACCATATGAACCAGAAGCAGCACTTGAGCCCCCAGCATATCCTAAGGCGTTATTACCTGTATAAACTGTACCTGCTGATCCACTAACTAAATTATATAAACGACCGGCATCTGTAAATACATTAGTTGTTGATACTTTAGAATTATCTGTTAATGTAACTGAGTGAGAACCGGATGTTAATTTTAATGTTAATGAACCTGGAAGAAGTGATTCTTTGTACCTATTTCTGTCTATGTTTATAACATAAAAGCCAGAAGCAGTTATATTACCAAATATAAAACTAGAATTTTCATCTCCTAAAACTAAACTTCTATATTGTCCGTAAATTGTTCTAGTTGGTGATGATCCCGTAACTGAAAGATCATAAAAATAACTTCCACTGCCTTGAGAGTCTCCGTATGTAATATCAAATTGAACTTCAGAACCTGATATTAAAGATGCAGTTTGGTAAACACTTAGATAATATTGTCCTGTGGTTGCTTCTTGAATTGAAGAAGTAAAAAATACAGATAATTTAGGAGAAAATCCAGTCCATAAAGCATTGGTTACTGCTTCAGATGATAATACAAAATCTTCAGGGTCTAATCTTTTGAATGACATATTTTATTTTTTAATTTTATTAAACTTTAACAATAGTTACAGGTATAGTTAATCTAGCTCCAGAATCACGACCTACAACAGTTAATGAAGCATATAATTGAGTATAAGTATTTCCAAATAATGTATTAACAGTAGTAGCTGTTAGATTAATTGTAGTACCTACTACAGTTTTAGATACATTAGTACCTACGGTAGTTGTCAAGTTTAATGCTTGAGCATCCGCTGTATTAATACCTACTCCAGTAAAAGTATTAAATAAACGAGCATCAGATATAGTTGTAGTATATCCTGAACTTTCAAATACTTGGTTATTACCCAAATAATTTAATGTTTGTGGAGTAATTGCTAATGATGCTCCTTGTTTAAGTACTATAGAAGAGTAACCTAAGTTAAGAATTGGTAATTTAGAAGTACCACGTGGTAAAGTAGCTAACTTATATTTCATTATTTGAGTTTCTTGAGGAAACGCTTCTAATAAAGGCATGTTTTCAATAGCTTGACCATAGTATGCCGAGCCAGATGGATGAGTTGGGTTATACATTGTATAATCTATTTCATCATCTGCTAATGAAAATTGTGTAATTCTAAAACTTCCATCACCTCTGGCTAGTAATTCTCTGCCTTTTTTAGTTAAGATGGCATCAACTGTTACTACTGTGTTATTTAAATATCCCATTTGTTATTGATTTTTATTATAAATATATTAAGGTTTAGGTTTAGTTCCAAATTTTTCAGCTATAGTATTAGCATTATTTTTAATAAATGGTGAAACTGTTTGAGTTGTAAAATATCCATTAATATCTGTAGATATATTTGTTTTTAATTTATCTAATATAATGTTTGATCCTGAAGAAGAATTTCTCCAGATACATGCCGATGCTGATATAGCCGTTCCATTAAATCCATATTGTATATTATATGAAACGGCACTACTAGTATTGGGGAATCTTGCTATTAATGATGTTTGATTTGTAACTGAGTTGGAAGATGCTGATATTATTCTAAATATACCATAACTATTAAATAATCTTTCTTCGGGTTTAGAACTAGTTAGTATAGATGCAGTAGGCATAAAAAATCTTAAATCCATTGGATATATTTGATTTCTATTGTATGGTGTTAATGGAATAGGTACACTTCCTGAGATGAAAGATATATACCATTCATCATTATTGACTAGTGAACTTGAAACTCTTAACCAAAATTCATATTGGCTCATAGGAGTTCCAGTCGTGAAATTACCATTAGCATCAGATACTAAAGGAACAGGACCATTTATATTACCGGGGGCGTTTTGAGTTATAGTCCCAAACCAAACATTACCAGAATTGGTTGGTATAAAACTAGTAAAACTGCTTGGACCATTTGGAATTGATGGAGAATATATATATGTTTCTACTGGTGTGAATAATGTAGTTACTACTGTTGGATCGGATAACGTAAATGCATTATCCTTATAAAAAGTTAAATTTGTTATTTTATCACCCCCAATAAACTGATTACTTTTAGTAAACCCAAATGTATCATCATTGGGTAACATTATAATAGCCGATTCAGTAGTATCTGTGTTTATAATTCTACTAACATTAATTCTAGTAAATGGTAACATTTCAATTGTAGGAGTAATTGAATTAAATTCGTAAAGTGTAGTATCAAATTTAGATGCAATTGCTGGGCTTGCTATACCTAATGGAGTCGTAGGTATTGATAATTTAGGTGGGGCGGTATTAGGTACATTTAATAGTGGATTCAGCCAAATAGACTGATTAGACTGAATTGCTAATGATCTAGATGTATTATTAGAGTTAAAACCGTCTTGGGTTGATCTACTACCTTTATATCTAGGACGGATATGTTTTTCTAAAGTATAATAATAATCTTTAACAGGAGCTTTTTCAGATGAGCCAGACATTACATATTTAAAAAATAATGGATTTGTTAAATAATTTGAATCTAATGATTCTATATATTGGCTTGGTTCTACTTTATCAATATTAGCATAAATAGAATCATAATCACCTCCTTCAAAAGGTTTAGGTAAATATGGACTATAAAATACTAAGTTGCTTGAACCAGTTTGAGCCAAACCATATACACTAGGATTTGCTAATTTAACATTAACATATATGTTTGATGCTGTTATATATGTAGCATTATCTTCACTAGTAAATGCCCAAATATAACTATCTCCTTTTTTAGGAGTACTATCTAAAGCGGTTAAATTAGCAGTTGCAGAAAGACCAGATGCTGCTCCAACAACTGATCCTGCAGCTAAAAGATATGTATTCCCACCATTTAAATTTATAGATTCATCATAAAATATTGGTTGAGAACCAATACCCGAACTATTATAAGGAGTAAATTTAAATAATAAAATTCGTCCGGACCATGGATTTCCACCGGGGCCATTATCAGCCGTTAATTCCATTTGGGCCTCAATAAATAAAGGCACATTTATCCAATCATGTATAGTATATATACTAGCTGTTACATTTATTGCGGTTTTAGGATTTTGATAAGATGCAGTGTAATAATTTAAAGCATCATATGAAACTGCATCAGCTATAATAGCTTTGCTACTAAATGAAGTATTTCCTCCATTTGCATATCCGTTTGCTATGTAAGCAACTACACTACCTGCTGAGTATGAAGCAGATGCTGAGTACTCTAAAATAATACCATTTAAATCTAAAGGATATGTATTTAATACAGGGTAATAAGAATATACCATATAATTAGAATAATCTGCTTTAGATAAAACATTATATTCTACTGTACGAGTTGGGTATTGTATTTTAAATGAATCTAAATATGATAAACTAAGACCATAATAATTTCCTTGTATATCCGTTTTAGACATTTTTATGTATGCTTCTCCAGAACTGGATGGGTTTGAAGCAAGTATATTTATTTCTCCATTTCCAGGAATAGATTCATACCAACTTCCTGTATTAAATGAATAAAATTTAACTTTGTAATTTGATTCAGGTTGAACTAAACTAAGAAAAATATTATCACCATTTAAATTTCCGTCTGTAGCTACTAATTCCGTTCCTTGTAATTCACCATCAAAAAATTCTTTTTGGTCAATGTGGTTTATATGTGATAGACCTGTTGGTCCAACAAATGGCTCAATCCAACTTTGAGTTAAATTTATAACTCCAGGATATGTAAAACTGCTACTTGTAGAACCACCTAATTCAGGCATTACTCCTCCAGGACCAACTGATAGTTTGTAAAGTGGAGACTCTTCGTAATTATATGGAAAAGATTTAACTGATCCTGAGTAGTCTTCAAATTCATAACTTCCTTGGGCAGGAGCGTATTTATTTCTTTCTAATAAGTGTTGTTTAATAATAATACCTGTTGATAAGCTAGTTCTAGCAGGTACAAAATCTTTAATTAATTTAAATAATGAATTATCAAAATATTTAATTAATCTAACATAGTCTACTAAATCATAACTAGAAGAATATTTTGCAAAGTATTGATCTCTAAGTTGATTGAAATCAGCATATTCAGTAGTTTTTTTATTTATTAATTGTCTTGGATCACCTATATAATCTCCAATATTAAAATAACCTAATTGACTAATTATATCTTTATTTATTTCATTTTGAGGAGAAAAAGCTACTTCAGCATAATTTATATCGTTAGTATAACTTTGACTTGCTTCGTAATTTTGTTGTAAAGATATTAATGATGATAAAGTATCTCCTGCTGGAATGAAAGTGCTTTCTATTTTAATTTTATTAGAGATAATATTTCTAATACCTGCAGGAAATTGATCTAAATATATTACTTCCGTATTAGGGATAAATGAGTAACTTCCACTAAAAGTATAAATACTATTTCCACTAGAAAATGATTGGGTAACTGGGTAGTAAGATATACCGGGGTGGACTGAGGTTCTTGCTGAGCCACTTTTATCTAATTCACTACCTAAAGGTGCTCTAAATATTAATGTAGCTTGAGATGTTTGTGATCCATTTAATTGGTTAGATTCAATTGAATATGGATTCATTACATAATCATTAAATACACTTTCACTAATAGCTACACTATAAAATCTTAATTCTTGAAATGATCCAGAGAATGGAGTATAGGTTTTACCTGCTATACTTTTACTAGAAGAATATGATAAATAAAAGTTACTAGCTGAAACTGAGTTTATCCAAAATCCACTACTTGTAAAACTACTAGATGCTTGGAAACCAATTTTGTTACCATCATATCCACTATATATCTTGTTTTTAAGATATAAACTGCTAGTTCCAGCATAACATGTAGTTAAAACAGACCACCAATTACCATCAAAAATAGGTAAATATACACTAGCGGAAATACTTCCACTTATTAATTTTAATGTGCCATACTGGTACTCAGGATTAGCTATAGAAGAACTATACGAACCAGTAGCATACCCGCTTCCTGTATATTCTATAACTATATTATATGCCGAGCCTGAGAACGAAGCTAATGACTGGCTAAAACTAGAAGTAGTAGCTACAGGAATACCTGTAGTTTTAAATCTAAATTCAACTGTACTTAATGATGCACTAGTGATTCCTGACGGTATAGCTTTAGATACAAATCCTGAGCTTGTAGTAAAGAATTCATAGTTAAATTGATCTTGAAATTGGTCCCAATCATTTGCATTGATTTTATTTTTACCACCAAATTCATTTACACTAAGAATAGTATCAGGAATACCATACAAATTTATTAATAATTTTATTCCTTCAACTGTACCTTTTTTCTTAAATAATAAAGGTAAATTATGATATATTCTTTTATATGTTCCTATATTAACATTTTCTAATGGAATTATATTATTAGAAGCCGTTATATAATTAGTAATTAATTCACTTCCTGTTGGAGGTAGTAAATTTAAATTATTAGTTATACCTAAAAATGAAGAATATAAATCATTTGTTGAAAAATTATTTTGATAAATTTTAATACCAAAATCTTTTAAAACGTCCGATACAACATCTCTTGATATTCCATATTCTATTCTATTATCAGCGTTATATTTATTTGCTACTTCTTCATAATAAAGATATAAAACATCAAAATGTTGTCCAACCATTTCAACAAACAGTTCATATGGTGCGTTTTGAGGATCTTCTTTTAAAAATAAAGGTATAGCATTTATTAAAGCATCTTTATTTTCAGAATCATATATAGACGCTGTATCTAATTGTCCATTTAGCCATGTTTGACCTTGTGAAGAAGTTGAGGGATAATTTATATATGGTTGGATTAAATTAGATTTAGGCCAAGAAGTACTGCCTGAGTCGTAGTACAGGTGGTATTCGTAGCCGTCAAATCCTTCTTCAATTTCTTTAATTTTATTTAAATAAACATTTTGGCTAGAAGATAAATAATTATTTATTGGAGATAATGAAGCACTAAGTGCTTGTTGATTATAATCTTCAATTAATGTTAATTTATAATAAAAATTCTCTAATCTAGTTTCAGCAGAAGAAAAATGAATAAAATTATTATAATCAGTATAATCAATATTTAAACGAATTGATTTATTCTTTAATACATTATTTAATTGATTAGTTAATGATGAAGAAAGTGAGGTTTGTAATGTATTATAATTAATATAATCAGTAGTATTATTAACTTGATCTTTTAAAGGTATATTAAAATTAGGTCCTTTAATTGGTACTCCAATAGTGATTTCATCATCAAAACTAATTAATACTTCAACAGAATAAGCAATAGAATTTGCTAATTTATTTATAACCCACAATTGAGATTTTAAATCAAATTTTTCAGGAAGTGGTTCATATAACTTAATTAAAACTGTATTATTTTGTAATAAAATATTATTAGCTATAACTAAATCATTATCCCCAAAATTTAGGTAAAAATCTGGAAAGTAAGAAGATGAAACGTTATATTGTTGTATAAATGTGTTTGCTCCTTCTACTATTTGTTCATCTGAAAGGTTTGCAGATGATAAACGTAGTTCAGTTCTATCATTAGAAATTTCAGATATATAATAGGTGTTAGTAGGAGAAGAATTTAATAATAATTCTATAAAATTATATAATATATAATAAGTCCCACTATTTGTCCCTAATCCATATGATTTTATATCGTTTTCAGGATCTATAGTAATATTTGAACCTAATAAAGAATAAGATTTTAAATCATAATCACTAACAATATAACTATTATCAGAATTAAAAAACGATACTTCTATTTTATTTACTGAAGGGTCAAAATTAATATTTTCTATTAAAAAACTAGGAATTAAACTATCGTCAGATGACTGATAGTCTTGGAATTCAAAATTAACAGGATTGACATTAGATATATTATATTTTTCAGTCATTATTTTGAAGATAATTGTATAATTTGTTTAGTTAAAGATAAATTTTCTTCTCGTAAAGCAGTTATCTCTTCTAAAAGAGCTTGAGCTGTATTATCTATAAATTGAAAATTTATATATTCACTACTTTTTTTAACTAGATATTCATGTGAATTAGTTTCACCTGTTTTAGGTATATCAAAAAATAGATTATTATAATCATTAAAAAATATAGCTACTTGATCTTCAGGAGTAAGAGATGAAGTAACTGGTGGTGGGGGTACTAATTGGGTAAAAGAAGTATCAATTACATTAGCATATTGTCTTCTTTCATAAACCGATTTATTTAAATTAAGTTTATCCATTTAATATTTTAAAATAATAATTATCGTCTAAAATTAGAGTTTCTCCGTTAATTAATGTTTTAATTAAAAATTTATAATATCTTTCTGGTTCTAAGCCGTTCATATAAATTATAAAATAATTACCTTGATCATCTGCGCTTATTTTAGTATAAGTTGTATCAAAGTCAATTACAAATTCATTTGTGTATAAATCTTTTACAGCATAATAAGATGCAGTTGGTAAAAGATAATTTTTTACATAAAATGAACTAGTTTGGAACGTACGAGGAGGATATTGTGGGCGCACGTCTAATCTAAATTTTTCAATACTATTTATATCAAAAAATCCTTTATTGTTAGGAAAAGTAGCTACTATTTGAGATGAAGTTATAAATGTTAAAGAACCTGAGGCTGATCCAGTATTAAATGAATAATCATTCCACCTAAATTCTAGTTGTGGAGGGTAAATAGTATGAGTATCTACAGAAAATAAAGACATATCTGGCTCTACAGAACCACTTTGATTGTACTCTATGCTTGAGCTCCATTTTAAAATAACTCCATAATTTGATATACTACCTGAATACCACGATTTGACTATATCTGTAATATTTGAGTTAATATCTTTAGTAGATCTAATATCGAATGATTGAGTTACTTCATATACTGACCCAGATGCAGAACCCGTATACCATGATCCTCCTCCAGGATTTGTGGTGGTAAAAGATGCCGTTATATATGCTCCAAATGAAGAGGTAGTCCACTTACTACCACTAACAAAATTTGTCCACGCCCAACTTGCTCCATTTTCTGTGATAGGGGTATAATTAGATTTTCCAGTTCCGTTTGCCCAATCTTGAGCTAATGGGTATATAAATAATTTAGAATCATTTACTATACCTTTAGTATTTGCATTAAATATTTTTAAATTAGATTGCCATTGAGAACTACTAACTTTATTTTGAAGTACATCTACAATTTCAGTTGTATCAAACGCTATTAAAGATCTAGCTACTTCTGCCGCTGAGATAAAAAGAGGATCTGTGTAACTTGTTCTATTATATATTTCTAAAATAGAATCTAATCCAGTATTTTTAGTTGGATATAAAGAATATAATGTTGTATCTTTACTAGGGAATATTTTATATACTGCCATTTTAATGTATTATAGTGGTACTACACGTCCTTGAATATCTGTTTCTGGGTATCTAACTTCAAAAATCATAGGATCTAAAGATGGGTAAAGCACATTATTTAATGTTGCTCCTTTAACATCATAAGCATATTGAGAATATCCTATATCAGATCCTACTTTATTAATTATTTCTACATTTTTAACTGTTTGAACTCCATCAATATTATCTAACAATATAAAAATATCTTTTAAAATAATAGGTTGGTTAATTTGCCATTTATCTATAGAAAAATAATTTTGTAAGGCAATAATACAATTGTTAATTACATCGTTATTATTATAATCTGGGAATATTATTATGTCAAAATTTACTCCTATATTAATTATAAATGCATCTTTAATTCTAATAGAATCACCTATTACTCTATATTGAGATAGATATGTTAATAAATTTTGTTTAAGTGTTAAAGAAGTGGTATTTAATTTTTTATTAGAATTATATGATAAAATATTTAAATCTAAAACAGTTGGAGATTCACCAAATGATAAATTTTGAATTTGAGTTGGAGATACATATGCTTTGGCAATATTTCCATATTGTGGGGGCATACTTAATGCTCTAATTATATAGTCATCTTGAGTTACAGTTCGTAATTGAGTACTATAATTTGAAATAGTATTTTGTCTTATTTGTTCAATTGTGTCTCCATCTCCACCACCATTAGCCGCTTCTAAATTATTTACTGCTAAAGAATTTCTTACAGTTTGTGCTGTGGAGGCATTTAAATTTCCTACTAAAAAAGTAACATTACCATTTAATTGAGTTATAGTGTTTGAATCTAAATTGGCCGTTACTCCTCCCCCAGTTAAATATCTAACTGTTAAAATAGTATTTGAAGGAGCAATACCATAAGTATTAGCAAACATAAAATTTGTAGGACTATAAGCAGTTGTTAATTTACTTTGTTTACTAGGTAAACCTAAACCTACATTATCTGAGTTAGGGATTATAATTTCGTCTGCGTCAGCGGATGTTCCTGCTCCAAATTGAATTTGAAGTGAACCTGTATCTAAAAATCTTGTAACAAAACGCCTTTGAACTTTTTCTAATTTTAATAAATAAGGAGCATCTCCAATATTTTGAAAATTATTTGGATCATTTGGATTTGTATTTTTAATAGAATTATAAATTGTATCTTGAGCCAAATAATCTACTTCATACCAATCATTCCCCTCAGTATCTACACAATCTAATATACCTATAATTCTGTCAGCGTTTATATTTACAGTTGGAAACTGTTGAGGTATACCAAATGAAAATGTAGTTGTATTAATAGTAGCAGATATTGCTTCTACATTTTTCTTAAGTAAATAATAAATAGGGTTAACACCTGATATTTGGTATACACTGACTTCAGTTGGGTCTGAGGAACTTGAGATAGTAAAGTCTACATCATCTTGGGTTAAAAATGAAGAAGCATTGTTTAATGTAGATGATACTACTGCGTTTCTACTAATTTTTAAAGCATAATTAAAATCCGGAATATATGTGCTTCCACTTAATATAGATGGGACTATTTGGTATATAGATATGTCTGCTACCGCAGCGCCTGTAACTTTTGGTTTATAACCAAACATATATGCTAATTCAAATAAATTATTTGTTTGTTTAGCATATTGTAAAAATGTTTCTTGTACTTGATTATCTAAATAAAATGATAAAACATCTCCAACATATGAAGCCATTTCCATAACCATCATACCCGGTGATGCAGGACTAAAGTCATTATATGTTGTTGGAAAATATGTTTTAGAAAAGTTTATAAGAGCACTCTTAAATGAGTCAAAATCTCTATTTAAATATTTTATATCTTTTTTACTAGCCATTATAAAGTAATTTCTAATTTATCTGTTATGTTAGTGTTAGGGACACTATATTGTAGCATTATATCAAGTTCATTTGTATCAGGTGACTCAGTTATTACTAAACTTTCTACATTTATGTTTGTAAAAAACTGATTGATTTTAGATTGTATATCATCTTTTAAAAAAGATGTGTTACCTGTAGTTAATTGTTCAAATATAAATGCTCGTATATTTGCTCCAAAATCTACATTTAAATATCTTTCATTTTTATTGGTTAAAAAATAATTGATTAAATTTGCTTTAATAGCATCTTTAGTCATATATGTTGAAACAAATCCTACTGGGCCATTAAAAGGTAATCCTATACCTATTGCTACACTAGGTTTTGTATCTATAGGGTATATTTTTCTAGCATTAAAAGCCATTATTTCTTACCTATTAGTCCCATTATTTGATCTAAACCTAATTGTCCACCTGGTAATGAACTACCTTCAGACATTGTATTTACAGGTCCATTAACTTTAAAATCACCAGCAAAGCCCGAAGATGGACCTTGAGCCATTTCACCTAGTATATCCATATATGCCTTTTTAGTATCTAT